TACCTAATCCTCCTAATATTATTCAGGGTCAAATAGCACTAGATCCAATTAATGGGATAGTTTATTACAAAGATGAAGATAATAATTTAATTTCTACTGCCTGGTCTTGGCTGCAAAATAACGAAACACAGATTAGCACTGAAGATGATGTAACTATTGGTTCCAATCTTACAGTTGGTGGAGATCTAGTTATTGCTGGAAACACCGTAAGCTTAAATGTAGCTGAAGTTCTTATTGAAGATAATATTTTAGTATTAAACTCCAATGTTACAGGCTCCCCAATTCTTAACGCTGGCATTGAAGTTGAACGTGGGACTTCTACAAACGTTCAGATAAGATGGAATGAAGCATTAGATAAATGGCAGTTCACAAATGATGGAACTACTTATTTAGATTTAAATTCTATTGTAGCAGATTCAGTAACACTCGGATTACATACTACTGGTGATTATGTAACGAACCTTACTGCAGGCACTGGTGTTTCAATTTCTCAGATCTCTGGAGAAGGAGCTACCCCAACAATTTCCATTGGCCAAAGCGTAGCTACTTCTGCTACGCCAACATTTGCTAGAGTTGTAGCTCCTTTAACCGGAGATGTAACAGGTAATTTAACAGGTAATGTTACTGGAAACGTTGTCGGCAATGTCACTGGTAATATAACAGGAAACGTGACGGGGACAGTATCTGACATATCTAACCATAGCATAAATGCCCTTTCAGACGTAACCATAACTAGTACGGCCAATGGTGATTTTTTAAGATGGTCAGGTTCCCAATGGGTCAACGATGCTGTTGATTTAAGTTCCGATACAGTTGGAGACTATGTTAAGAATCTAGTCCAAGGCAACGGTCTTACTATCACCAATAACTCTGGAGAAGGTGCTACCCCTGGCATTGCAATTGATACGTCAATAGTCCAGACGCGTGTTGCCAATATTACGGATACAGAAATTGGATACCTAGATGGCGTCACCTCTGCTATACAAACTCAAATTAATACAAAAGCACCAACTGCAGATCCAACATTTACTGGAACAGTATCTGGCATCTCTAAATCTATGGTTGGACTTGGTTCTGTTGATGACACAGCTGATACGGCAAAGCCTGTCTCTACTGCTCAGCAAACAGCACTCAATCTTAAAGCAAACATAGCAGATCCTACTTTTACTGGAACTGTGGGTGGTGTTACTAAATCAATGGTTGGTCTTGGCAGCGTAGACAATACAAGCGATGCGGATAAGCCAGTTTCAACGGCACAACAAACGGCATTAAACTTAAAGGCCAATAGTGCAACACCAACTTTTACCGGCATGGTTACTGCACCATTCTTAACTGTTAGTGGAGTACAAATAGATGCTAGTGGCCCATCCGATACAAATGTACTTAAGTACAGCTCAGCTTTAAATAAATATATTCCAGGAGTTGCATCAACTGTAGCTTCTCTTGATGATTTAACTGACGTAGTAATTGGATCAGCAACTCCAAATCAAGTTTTGGTATATCAAGAAAACGGAACATGGACAGCAGGCAGTGCTCCAATCCCAAGCGTTGAAGGAAGTGCCTATTTCTCCACTATTGGAGATGGAACTCAAACTACATTTACAATTACTCACAACTTAGCTACAAGAGATGTATTCGTATCTACCACAGAAGCAAATTCGCCATATTCATCATTCTCTACATATTGGGAAGCAACTACTGATAATAGTATTATTTTATATTTTGATAGTGCACCAGGTGCGTCGTCCGTAAGAGTTGCAGTATATGCTGCTTTAGCTGGTTCGTCTTTCCCTGACCTAGAAGGAACTACATATACTGGGATTATAGGCAATGGCGTTGATGACACTATTCCGGTTGTACATAGCTTGGGTACAAGAGACGTATTTATCCAAGCTAGGCAAGCAGCAAGCCCATATCAAGTAATAGCTGCTACATGGGAAGTAACTACTACAAATATTGTTACATTCTCTTTTGACACTCCGCCAGCTTTAGACTCTGTAAAGGTTTATATTTATAGTTCTGTTATAGGCAGCCCAACAACTTCTTTGTCTGGTTTGACTGACGTTAATTATGTTAATCCAGATGATAATGATATTTTATCTTGGGACGAAGCTACTTCTCAATGGATTCCGCAAGCATTTATTGCTTCAGTAGCTGATATTAATGATATTGATAATGTAGTTATAACTAGCGCTACTCCTAATAATTATTTACAATATAATGGGTCTCAATGGGTAAATAGCTATATAGATCTTGGAACAAATACTTCAGGTAATTATGTTAAAAACTTAGTTGCCGGAACCGGCATTGCGGTCACAAATAACTCTGGAGAAGGTGCTACTCCAACTATTGCAATAACTAGTTTAGTAGTAACCACTTCCGACACCGGAACCGTAACAAGTACAATGTTAGCCAATGACACTATATTAAATGCAGATGTTAACTCATCGGCAGCTATTGCTTATTCTAAATTAAATTTAAATAATAGCGTAGATTACACAGATCTAAAAGACGGAGTTGCTAAATCTAGCTTTAGATCAACCCTAAATGCTCAGACAGGCACGACCTATACTTTAGCACTTGCCGACTTAGCTAAGCTAGTAACTCTCTCAAATGCTGGAGCAATTACCCTAACCGTTCCCCTAGAGTCTTCTGTTGCGTTTGCCATTGGAGATAGGATTGACTTACTTCAAAAGGGAGCTGGTCAAGTTACTATTGTAGGTGCTGGTGGAGTTACCGTAAATGCTACCCCAGGACTTAAGTTGCGTTCCCAATGGTCATCTGCTACACTTATAAAGTTAGATACCAATTCGTGGGTTTTATTAGGAGATTTGCAGGCATAATATGGCTATCAGTGGCGGAAATACATCAGGACCTAGAAAAAATAATGTACCTAATATAGTTGGAGATAAGCCAGCAGTTGCTGATCCTAAATTAACAGCTGCTGAATTCGACAAACGGAACTGTAACTAACACGCCATTAAATGACGCCGGTGGTGGCAATCTAACTAGATTAGATGAGATATTGTCATCATCACCTGCAGCCAATACTGTCTACCCTAGAAAAGAAGATGTAGCTTACACTAAGTATTCTCCTTATTTTCCTCCTTACTTCCCTCCTTACTTCCCTCCTTTCTTCCCGCCATTCTTTCCGCCATTCTTTCCGCCATATTTTCCTCCTTACTTCCCTCCTTACTTCCCCCCATTCTTCCCTCCTTTCTTCCCTCCTTTCTTCCCGCCATTCTTTCCGCCATATTTCCCGCCATTCTTCCCGCCATTCTTTCCGCCATATTTCCCTCCTTACTTCCCTCCTGCGTTTAAATAAAGAGTTATTCAATGGCTAATGTTATTAAATTAAAACACTCTGGAACATCTTCCAGTAGCCCAGTATCACTAGAGCATGGTGAGTTAGCAATAAACTATACAGATGAAAAATTATTTTATAAAAATGGATCTAACTCAATAAAAGAATTTTCTTTAGACCAAAGTGCAGGAATAAGTGCTGGTGGAAATATAAATGCGGGAACTCCAATTGATGTTTTATTAGAAGCTGAAGTTACTAATACTATAGTAATCCTATACGATGGCGGGGAAATCTAATGGCAGCAACTATTCAATTCAAAAGAGGCTTAGCAGCATCTTGGACATCAGTCAACCCAACCCTTGCTGTTGGCGAATGTGGTTTTGAAACTGATACTAAAAAGTTAAAAATTGGAACTGGATCAACTGCTTGGAATTCTCTTACATATTTTGTTGGAGATGTATCGGCAGCTAATTTGAACGATCTTGCAGACGTAACTATTACATCGGCCACGGACGGCGACTTCCTTCGCTGGAACGGGACAGCGTGGATAAATGATGCTGTCAACCTATCAACAGACACTGTTGGAAATTACATGGTTGACCTTACTCAAGGAACTGGTGTAACTATTACCCATACCCCAGGAGAGGGCTCTAACGCAACAATTGCAATTGGGCAGTCTGTAGCAACTGGTGACTCTCCAACATTTGCAGGCCTTATTATTAATGGTGCAAGTATTGTTCTTGAAGGTGCAACGGCAAACGATTTTGAAACAACTATTGCTGTCACTGACCCAACCGCAGACAGGACAATTACATTTCCTGACCTTACTGGAACAGTTGCTTTAGTCTCAGATCTTACAACTCATGCAAATTTAACAGAAGCTCATGGCGCAACTGGTGCAGTGGTTGGAACAACAAACACTCAAACTCTTACGAACAAGACGCTTACTACGCCAACCATCAATGGACCAGAAATCACGGCTACTGGTGGAACTCCAAGAATTCATGGTATCTATCTTCCAGAGCCACATTTTATTACATTTGAAGGTGCAACAACAGATGAGTTTGAAACAGTACTCACCGTTGTTAACCCAACCGCCGACAGAACTGTAAGTCTTCCTGACGCAACAACAACTCTTGTTGGTGTAGACACAACAGACACTCTTACGAACAAGACGCTTACGTCACCAGTTATAAATACTCCAACTGGGATTGCTAAAGCAGATGTTGGTCTTGGTTCGGTGGACAACACTGCAGACACTGCAAAGCCAGTTTCAACGGCTCAACAAACGGCTCTTGATTTAAAAGCAAACCTAGCTTCTCCAACATTTACTGGAACACTTGCTGCGGCAGACATTACGATTTCTGGTGATCTTACAGTTAATGGCACGACAACTACAATTAATAGCACTACGCTCACTGTAGATGATAAAAACATTGAGCTCGGGTCCGTCACTACTCCAACAGACGTAACAGCTGATGGCGGCGGTATCACGCTTAAAGGCACTACGGACAAGACGCTTAACTGGGTTGATGCAACTGACGCTTGGACTTCATCTGAAGATTTTAACTTGCTTACAGGTAAGGCTTATGAAATCAATGGGACATCAGTCCTGAATGCCACTACACTTGGTTCTGGAGTTACTGGATCTTCACTTACATCACTAGGCACTATAGCTACCGGTGTTTGGAATGGAACATTGATTGGTGCAACTTACGGTGGCACTGGTGTAAACAATGGTTCTAATACAATTACACTTGGTGGAAACTTTACAACATCTGGAGCATTTACCACTACCCTTACAGCCACAGCAACAACTACTTTAACTCTACCAACTACTGGGACTCTAACAACCCTTGACGGCACTGAAACATTTACTAATAAAACTTTTACTAGCCCAGTAACCAATAGCCCTACCCTAACCTTATCGACATCCTCTTCTACTACAGATGCTAGACTATCTTGGGATTCTACCAATAAAAAATTGAAAGTAGGTAATGGAACAATATCTTTGGACTTTGCATCATCCAATGTGATCACGAATGCCCAGGTAGCTAGTTATACTCTTGTATTAGCCGATAAGGATAAACTTGTAGAAATAAGCAATGCTTCAGCTAACACTCTAACTGTTCCATTAAACTCTTCTGTAGCTTTCCCAATTGGAACTCAAATTACAATATTACAAACAGGAGCAGGAGCAACCACTATAACAGCAACAGGCGGCGTAACAATCAACGCTACCCCTGGCCTGATCTTAAGAGCACAGTGGTCTTCAGTTACCTTAATAAAAAGAGCTGAAAATACTTGGGTAGCACTTGGAGACTTGAGAGCCTAGTCTTTCTTAATGCACCAAAAGTTAGTAGAGCACCAACGGTATCCGCTCTTAATTTCCTTGACTTGATGTGGGAATCCATCTTTAGCTGGAAAGCATATGAACATTCCAGGTTCTGGTTTAACTAATAAATCTTGTTCAGGGAAGTAAATTTCTCCACCTTCATAATCATCATTATAGTAGAGTACTGAACTAAGGTCTCTCGATGGGTATCCAGCACCAGTCTTGAGTCCAACACTTTCATTTTGAGCAGATCCATGATCTAGGTGAACTGGCATTGAATCCCCGGTTTTCATCTCAACTATACTAGTTACGCCTTCGTCATAAACTTTACAATTAAAAGAAGTTTCAATAATTCCTTTTATTTTATCATAGTATTTACCAAGAAGTTCAGGAAGAACAGGACTGCCATTCCCGGCATAAACACCAAATGGCGAATATCCAGATTCATCAATCATAACTGGTGTATTTTTTAAATAAAGTATAATTTGTTCTAAATCTTTTTTATCTATAATATTTTTAGTAATATGTATTTTGTCCATCGTGACCACCTTTACTGTAAATAGGATTATTATATAGATCGTAATCTTCCTTAAGGTGATATGCCCAATGTCTAGTAAAGGATCTTTCTTCAGGCAAAAACCCGCCCGTAACAGCATGGATCGTAGTAGATAAATCTATTAACAGTAAATCTCCTTCACTCCAATTCCACCAAAAAGCATCTTGTTCTTTTTCTACGATTTGATTAAAAACCCATTCAGTAATCTCTTGGTATAATCTCATATCTGAATCAGAAGGTTCATTTAAGCCAACTCTGCAAAGAATTTCTCCATTACTGTAAGGGTGTAATCTTAATATTTTTTTACCACTGTTTAAATGAGAAATAACACAAGGTCTTTCTATATTTAAGCCAGATGGGTTTTTTACAAAAGAATTGTTTAAAAATTGTTTCCATTCATCTTTTAATCTGTCATACAAGGCAGACGCATCGATAAAGCCAGTTGCCCCAAATTCATTTGAGCAAGTAAATTTATCCATTCTCCACGAGGCTGCTACTTGAGGCCTAACTCTTTCCACGTGTTCTAGGTGCCAGTTTATAAATAAATCATGACCACTTTCATTGATCACTTCAACGTATCCAGGATCTACTTCTTGCTTGATCATCTCAAATGTTACAGAATGATCTTCTGGAAAAGATTGAGCAATATATCCCCAATTTAACTCATGTCCAAAAAGCTGCATTAGTTGATAATGTTCTTCGTCGTTTAAGTTTACTTTAGGAAATATAAGTAAACCATTTTCTAAGAATAACTTTATATATTTATCTATATTAAATTCAATATCTTTTAAAGAAGAATTTTTTATTATATTATTCATTTTATTTCAACTCAGTAATAGTATAAAAAGATGGTGTGGTGTATCTTTCTCCAGATATAATTGGCTTTACACCATGAAGGTAGTTTATGTCTCCCGGGTGAGCTACCGCCAAACCTGGTTCGGGCTTAACTGTTAGATCATAGTCTGGATAATATAACTCCCCACCCTCAAAATTATCGTTATAATAAATTAAAGAATTTATATCATATGTTGGGAATGGATTAGGTCTTCCATCATTCATCTGTTTGTCGGCGTGAGGTCTTTGCTCCATGCCGGGTCTCCACTTAATAATTACTGGTGGCCTAGTAGAAAGTTTGACATTGAAACAGTCTTCTAAGTAAACTTTCATCTTTTGAATATATTTATCTACCATGTTAAACACATCTATATTAATTCGCTCTAAAATATCCCAACTGCATTGTCTATCAGCCCAATAGGCTGAGTCGTAGGTACACGTCCCGTCTTCAGCATATTGATTTTCTCCGGCGTCCATCCATTCGTTGATAGTTGGAATAAACTTTTGGATAACTTTAAGATCATCTATTTCTACAAAATTTTTAATTATCTTTATATTGTCAACAGATTTTCCAAAGTGACCTGGTTTAACGAGTGACTGTTCCATATTATATACCTTACTTATCGGATCGGCTTGACTATTTACTAGAACCTATGATAAAGTATATCATTATATCTGCTAGCTAACTAGCCAAAAATTGGAGATTGAATTGGAAATTTTTAACATAGAAGAACCAAAATTAGGAATAATCCTTTATAGAGATGCTATACCAGAGGAAATGACTATCCCACAAAGACTTGAATCTACTCTAGAAAACAGCAATCATGAATATTTTAAGTGGAATGAGGCTATGGTTGGATATAACGAAAAAATGCCAGAGTACAGAGATTGTTATGATCTTAAAATAGGACCAAAACATTGGCCACACCTTCCAGCAGAATTATCTGAAATTAAAAACGTTTATGATGATTATAATTCTATACTAACTACATGCTTAACAGATTATGAAAAAAGATATAATTTTAAAATGGAATTTATGGAAGCAATTAATTTCATAAAATATGGAGAAGGTCAACATTTCCAAGTCCATACAGATTCTGGTTTTTCTTACTTTTGTACACTTTCGTCAGTTGGGTTTTTTAATGATGACTATGAAGGGGGAGAGCTTTGGTTTCCTTATCTCAACTTAAAATTTAAAGCTCAAAAAGGAGATGTTATATTCTTTCCTTCAACTTATATTTACGCTCATGGATCCCAACCGGTAACAAAGGGCACCAAGTATAGTGCTGTCACTATGTATAACTACAATGAAATTGGGCAGTCAGTGGCACAATCTTCGGGGATCGAAATATCTTCCCTCCCAACATTATCAAAAGCTGATTAAAGTGGAAGACAATCTACAGCAATCATTTGTTGAATATGTAGATAATAACATATATGATTTTCCACTTAAGTCAATAAATGGGCAGGATAATATCTTAGCTAGTCTTAAGGGAAAAGTTTCTATGTTATTTAATGTAACTGGGGAATGCGCAAACTCTCCTCAGTACACGATCATCCAAGACATATATAATCAATACAAGCACTTAGGCTTTGAAGTCCTAGCAATGCCAAGCACAGATTTTTGCCAAGACGCTTACGGCGAATTTGCAGACTCTAACACTAGTGCTGAGAGTATGAGAGATCACATGAAAAATCTTTATAATACAGATCTTCCATTTTCTGAAATGGTCAATATTTTAGACCCAAACCAAGACAAAGAAGCCTACAAGAGACTAAGAGAAGAACACGATAAAACCGACATTGATTTTTATGAACCAAAAGGTGAGATGCATCCACTTTTTAAGGAACTACAAAAAACTAGTGATTTAATTCATGGAAATTTTGAAAAATTTATTGTATCCAGAGATGGTTCTAGATACATTAGATTTTGTAATTCAGACTTATTGGACATGGCTTACAGTAGTGGCAATAGGGATGTATCTCCAGAAGAGGCATTGAAGAATATCAAAAAAGCAATAGAAGATTTTATCCAAGAAGAATATGACGAAAATAACATTAACTAAAACTCATCAAAATCCACCTAAGATAAAACAGTCTAGGCTTAAGCGAGATTGGATGGATGAGACTTATAATAAGCACGCTTACAAGTGTTTGCCAATGTCTGCAGCTAATGTAAATGGCTGGGAATTAATCCTTCAGCAAGATGTTGTAGTTCAATGGGATGGGGGCAATACCACTCCTAGAGTCTTGGAAGGCGAATTCTTAGATGGTAGACCTGTTGTAATTCCTTCCATAATCGGCATTATGTCTTTTGCTACAGGATGGGCCATTAATACTGAAGAGGGATATGACACCTGGATAACTGGATCTCCAAACTATTTCGTAGATGGAGCAGCACCCCTATCTGCCACTATACCAAGTTCTTGGTGGCCAGATGAATTTAATATGAACTGGAAAATTACTAAAATTGGAGAACCGGTCAGATTTGAAGCCGGAATGCCATTTATGTTTTTTAATGTCTATAGGAATGATCTTTTAGAAAATACAGAGGTAGTAGTCGAAAATCTTTGGGATAAACCAGAATTAATGGCTAAACGTCAATCATACGGGGACGCAAAAATGAAAAAGCTTCATGAGCAACCTTGGACTTGGATGAATGGGATT